GGCGGCGGGCGAGAGACAACGCGCGCAGCCGTGAAGACCTCCACGTTGCGGCGAGCCTCGCTATTCGACTCGGCGGGGCGGTGGCCTGGGGCGGCGGGGCGGGCGAACGTCGGGCGAACGGTGGTCTTTTTCACGTTGTTTCCTCGCTACGGTTGGAGGGCGTACCACTGCACAATCTGATCGAGGGCGGTCGCAATCGCCCGAGAGCGCTGAGAGCCGGTCGCCGCGGGGAACGTGACGACCTTTCCGTTATGCTCAATCAGCGTGATTTTTGACTCCCACACCCCAGAAGGCAGTTTGTGGGTGTGGCACAACAGAGACGCGGGCACAGAGCTGTTGTCGGGCATGCACAACTGAATAGCCTGTTATGCCTCTAGTGTCAAGTCTCCGTCTACCTCGTTACCCCACGAATCCCACCCGGGTAGTTTCTCCCGCGCGAATAGCTCGACCTTGCCGTCGGTGGGGCCGGCTAGTTGGAGGATTCGATCACGGTACTCAGGCGGCTTGGCTGAGTGGCGCCCGACGGGGGCCACCAGCGGCTCAACCCCCTCTGTCACTAGTAGCTGCCGCACTCCGGCGCTCTGGCGCTCCGGGTGCCCGCGCACGCCTAGCAGGCACGGCTCCGTGTTACCTCTAGTCCAGTGCCCGAGCCCCACAAAATCCGTGGGAGTTTTCCGATTCGTCTTGACCCACACGAACGCGCAGTTTTTGTATGCGAACCCCCAAGCGCCCATTACCGCGAGTGCGTCGGGCAATGTAGGCCACGTCACCCACAGAAACAGCAGAGCGTCACGGGCCGCAAGGCCAGCCACAGGCAGGGCACAGAGATCGGCGACCGTCATCGTGCTGTAGTGATTCTCCGCGGCGCCGCGCCCACCGTTGGCGTAGCTCCACGCTGGGTCAGCCGCGATGATCGAATAACCGCCGGCCGCCTGAATATCGAGCCCTGACCTGTGGCTGAACTTCACTTCGCTAGCCCCGTGCCGTTACATTCGTGACACGTGGCCCATCGTTGCCGGTCTATCCGGTGATTGAAAACTCGCCCCTTTCCACTACATTCGCGGCAAGCGACGGGGTGCCCCTCATGTTCACCCGGGTCGCTCTCGGAGCCAGTCAACGCCTTGAGCCAGAATTTCAACTCACGCTGTGACGCCTCAAGGTCAGCGAGCGGCGTGTGGGCCTTGTCGTGCTTGGGCGCGGTGATTCCGCGGCTCTCGCCCAGAACCTTGAATGATGACACGTCAAGCATTCGATAATGCATCGTGTCCAAAAACTCGGGCGCGTGCGCGGCGAGGAACCCGCGATCGAAATGAATCGAGCTGCCAGCTAGGATCGGGCGCTGATCAAAAGCGTGCGCCTCTAACCCCAGCCAAGCGCCGTTGATTGTGCGGTTGGCTAGCTCGATCACCTCGCGGAGCGAGAGCTTAGACTCGGCGACCCGTTGGTCGAGCCCGCTCGCGGCGTGCATCGCCTGAACGAACGGTGCCGCGTTCTTCAGGTACGATTGGACGCCAACGCCCACCACCCACTCGCCGCGCGCCAGTTCGTTGAAAAGGCCCGCGGTAACAATGACTCCGAGCGACAGAATCCTATCGTCCAGCGGGTTGAGACCTGTGGTTTCAATGTCGAGCCAAACAAAACGTCGCGTGTGGGTCATGAGCAGTTCTCCCGATCGTACACCAGGCCGGTCTTACTTCCAGGCACCTCGACCATTTCAAGGCGCGCCGTTTCGTCTAGCCGCGCCTTGCTCGCCTCAGCGCTGAACCCCTGAGGGTAGCGAGCGCGAAGCTTGGCAATGTTCTTTTCGGCGACAACACTCAGCGGCACACCCACGAGATCGGCGATAGCACGTGTGAGCACAAGCGCTAGGTGCAGATTCGCGAGCACTCGGTTCTTGTCCAGGGGTGCCCCGTGCCCGAAGAACTTTTTTACTAGGTCGGCTACGAGCCCGGCGGTCGCGGTGAGCCGCATTCCGTTGCTGACTAGCTCAGAAAAATCAAAAAAACGCGCTAGTGGGCGTACATCCGGGTTCTCGACGACGGAAAACACAATTGTGGGGGTGTTAGATTCGTCAAGCCAGTGAAACAGAGCTGCAATATACCACAGCACATCGCCTAGCTCTTTCGTAAATGCGTCTTTATCGAGAGGTCGACCGACCACAGTCACACCCAAAATCAGCTCCACCACTTCACCAACCTCACCCACCAGCCCCAGCGTGCGCACGAGTAGCGCTTCCATGCCGGTTTGGGCGCTGGCGGTGCGCATGACTTCAACCTGATATTCAGCAAACGTTTTCATTTTTTGGGCTCCCACGGAACAAGTCGACCGTCAACATACACAGGCTCCGCTGCCTTGTACCAACGGCGCATGATGGCGGGCGGGGCCTTTACATCTACGTCAGGCACGAAAACACGCATGCTCTCGGTCATCACCTCAGATAGGCGGTGCGCCGCCTCATGCGCTCGATCCTCAGGCAGCTCGCCGAAAATCTCATCGTGCGCAAATAGAATGGGGCGCGAGCCATACAGCGGGCTCTTGGGCTCCGCGTAGCACTCGCGACTCGTGTTGTACAGCGCGTGCTTAGCGCCCATTGCCGCGAGGTGCTGGAAGCAATGGTTTGCCGCCTCAGGTGCCGTCAACCCACCGCGCACGTAGCCGGTTCCTGGGCTCATGATTACGCCCGCGCCTTCCTCAACGCCAGGAATGCGCTTGATGAACTCGAAATAATCGTTCATTTCGGGCCACGTGGTTAGCCACGCCTCTTTTAGTTCAACCGCGACCTCCACGCACACCTCACACACAGGCGGCACCTCGCGCCCGCGCCACTCGTAGAGCTTGGTGGAGCCGCAACCGCTCTTAGGCTCACGCCCGAGCACGCGACAGAGTGAGCCGTGCCCGGCGAGCTTTTGAACTCTCTGCGTCAGCACGAATTTCGCCGGACCCATTAATCCAGCGAACCCGAAATTTCCGGCCTTGGCTCCGAACCGGAACCCCTTGGCGCGGTCCTTGGACTCGGAATCGGTTAGAGCGGCCTTGAATTGCTCATACGAGACACCACACAGGTTCGCCCCTAGAATCGCGTGAGGGTCCTTGCCGCCATTGATTGCCTCAGCTAGCCGAGAATACCCGACGGTCCACAGGCACACCTGGCTCAGGGTGCTCAGCTCAAGCGCGGAGTAATCACAGCTCACAAAAAGGAAACGCGGTCTCGGTATGAACGTTTCGCGCACTCCACCAGCCCGCGGGAATGTCTGCACCAGCCCATCATACGACGCGCGCGCTGACGCAATCAGCACGTTGGGGCGCGTGTTGAGCGGCACGCGTGAAGCTTCCTCTAGAACGGGCAGGTAGGTGTCAATGATCTTGTCTGCGAATCCCGCACTCGCCAATAGCTCTAGATCCGGATCGTGCGAGTGCTCTAGGGTGTCTCGGTCGGCCTTAACTCCGCCGGTCGGCGTCATTGGTACCGTCGGCGGAATATGCAGACCGGTCTTAGAGCAGACCTTACAATTGATTGGGTTGCCAGATTTAGGGCTAACGACCTTGCCGCTACCACCACACGCGGCGCACTTGCTGTTAGGGTCAGCGCCGAAGGCCACTGCGACCTTGTATTTGATACGGCCTTGGTCCTCTTTACCGTCTGGGGTCCAAAGCTTTAGCTCCTTAAGCCGCACCGCCCCCGCTTCACGCTCTTGCTCTACACGCTGGCGCAGTGCTACCACCGCGGCCGGGTCGGTACGCATCCCCCACACTGACGCCAGGTGGAGGGCCCACGCGGCACGAGCCTGGAACGCACCGTGCGTGATGGCTCGCCCGTCGAGCGAGGCTAGAAAGGGCTCCATGTCGTGAAGCCCGGCCGCCGGGCGGTAGCGCAAGATCGGCACATTCACGTTTTGAAATTTGTCGAGCCCCGCCCTATCCACAGACGTCAGCTGGATCTCGGCGTTGCGATCTGTGTTGACCACGTCGTCTATCGGGTATTGACGAGCGATCTCTGGCCATTGCTCAATTGGAATTTGGGCTAGCGTGCCGTAGCGCTGGCGATAAATATCATTTGCTTTAGCGTCAATGCGGCCGGTATTGAGGTAGTTGACAATTTCCAACGAGTAGCGGTTGGAGACTGCGCCGAGTGAGCCGTCAGGTTTAATCATCCTCAGCGGGCCGCCTAGTGGGTCTTGAAACAGGTGCCCTGCGGCAATGGCAGCCAGTGCCTGGTTAATCAGCACGTCAAACACTCCGCCACGGTCGTAGTGCGCAAACACGAGCGGCAACAGCTCCGGGTCAGCCTGGCACGCGCACGCGAAATCGTAGGCGATATTGGCTCCACACACTAGCACATCATCGCGCAACGCGCCTGCCAGCGTCTCTAGCCCGGCCTTAAACGGCTCTAGCCAAGACTCGCTGCCCATCTTAAACGCCCACACCACGCCCTCAGGCGCCAACAAGCCGGGTTGAATTAGAAACGTCTCGGCGTCTAGTGAGAATCGGTGAGCGTACATACAGGCGCGCTAGGACTCGAACCTAGATAACGGGCTTCAAAGACCCGCGTCTTGCCATTAGACGACACGCCTAAACAGTAACGCTAGGCTTTCGAGCGCCCCGCCAGAGTCGCGACCTCACGGGGTCATAATCCTAGGAGGTCGTGGCTGGAAACTAGACGACAGCCACGCAAGTTTTAGGTCCGGTCATGCCGTCAGACCCGCTGTGTTTATAGGATCCTCTCTAGCACCTAGCGTTACCTACCTCTGTCCTCCTCAGCGTCTCACGCGCTGAGCACTACACCGGTCGCTCTCGGAGTCGAACCGAGCTGAATCGCGGCTTACACCTTAAATGGCTCTCGCCTGGTGCGCGATCAGGTAACCCACAGCGACCAAACAACCCAGCCCGTTTCCGGTCGGCTGGTCACCGATACCTTACTTCGCGGGCGCCTTGTTCGCCAGGATCATCGCCCGGAGCTGCCCGATTTCCTCGGGAGTGGTAGCGTAGGGGGTCATATTGTAGAACGTTCCCATGCGTCCCGCGTTCTTGCCGTTCTTGATCTGCCGCCTGAACGTGGTGAGCGTGAGCGGCGTACCAGTGAAAGGCTGACTCGCGCTCGTGGCCGACGTGAGCCAGTTCGCCAGCCACGTCGGATCCGCGTCAACGTCGGCCTTGGCTTTGTTTGCCAGAGCCATCGCCAGATCCTTCGCGTTGTTTAGCCCCGTGTCCTCAGTGATATTGAAGATCATTGAGGCGTCGGTGCCAGCCTTGTTCGGCGTCGGCTCGGGCTCGCCGGGGTTGCGGTGACTCGGCGGCACGTCAACCGCCGCGCTCTCGATCACCAGAAACTCGGCCTTGAGCCACACGATCGGCCCACGCTGAGCTTGCTCGATCTTGAGCGACCGGAGCGCAGGCACGTACCGCCCATCACGAAACACGGTGCCGCCGCCCGCGTTGCCCTTTGCGGCGACGATTTTTGCCACGTATGCTGCTACGTCAACGTTTCCCATTGTCTGTCTCTTTCTCTCTCGCTCCCGAGAAGGAATTTCTCGGGGTGCTGCGGTTCGCCTTGCGGCGAATTGATTGGATCAACTGTGCGCTGTTGATCTCATAAACTGGGGTTCTACGCGACCGAAGCCAGGCCCACCAACCAACCATCATTGCTGTTGCTACCAGTGCGTAGAGCATGAGGGAGACTCTAACGAGGTCGGAGTCAGGTGTCAAGGTCGTAAGTCGCGTAACAGAGCTTTTTTGGACCCTCCAAAGCCTGAGTGTAGCGCGCGCGTTCTTGGGCTCTGTCGAACGCGGGCCCAAACTCTAGGTGTCGGTAAATCTCCGCGGTGACCTCGTCTCGCGGCTGCCCCTGGCGGTGCGTGCGCCCTAGCGTTTGCTCCCACCCATCGGGCGCCGGGTTCGGAAATAGGTTTTTGCTGAACGCATATTGAAGGTTCTTTCCTGTGCCGTGTGCCGCCTCGCTCGCTATGATCGGTCGGTCGCCTCGCTCGCGCTCGATCATAATCGATGCCTCGCGCCCGCGCCCGAAAAAGCCCACATCGATCCCAGCCTGGCGCGCGCGCTTATAGACTAGCTGACCAAAGGCGTCGAAGTCATACCACACTATGCCTTTGTTCTGGCGCAGCCACTCTAGCACGTCGAGCACCAGCCACTCGGAGATCCACACCGGTTCGGTCTCGTGATAGACCGTGTCTTTCACCTCGATCCACTCGGTCAGATTCGAGGTCGCCCACGTCGGCAAGGGGCCGTTTCGCGTGTGCGGCGGGTAGAGTTTGCCTTCGTGGCGGTAGCCGTGCACCCACCGCAGCGCAGCCTTCGTGAGGTTGCCGGGTGAGTCCATATGCTCGGCTGGGCTCTCTAGCCGCTGGCGAATTTCTCTAAACCACTCTTTGCGCACTGCACGCCAACGCTCGATCGTCTCGGGCGGCTCCCACCGTGGGAACTTCCAGCGATAAAAAAACCCGGCCGATAGCTGACGGCAGCACACAGAGACTTGCATTTTCTCGACGAAATACTCGCCGTCGGGTCTAGTCTGTGTCTCTCGAACCTCGCGTATAACGTCGCGCAATAGCCTTGGAACGTCGGTCTTGCGCTCGGAGATAGTCAGGGAGCACTCTAGCCGGTTTTCCGTTGTCGCGACGTAGCCGTGAGTTTCACGGAGCCGGCGGGCGTAGGCGGCCCGAACCGCCTCTAGGGGCTCTAGTGTCAGCTCTTGCGCGTTACAGAGCCGGAGCAACGCCCCTGGTGGTGAATTAACAGGTATAGGGTCAATCGCCGTGGCCCAGTCGTTTACGACCGGCGGGTGCACGGGAACGGGGGCCTTCTCGCGTAGCGCTAAAACGAGAAGGTGGGCATTGTCGTTGATCGATTTTGTGGTAATGGTGCCCGACTGGCCGGCGAATTTCGTGGAGGATTTAGCCGCGAATGCCCGTAGGAACCGGATCGTTCTGGCGCTCGACGTGTCTTTGAGGTTCTGCATTTCGTCAGCGATAATCAGGTCGGGCGGAAACCGTCGCAGTAGGTCCGTGTTTTTTGTCTGCGATAGCTCGGAGTAGGTGATCACGTGGAGTGTAGGACGACCCACCACAAACTCACTGCCACCAGCGAGGTTCGGAACCTTGAAATGTTGCGACCACTGCGGAAAATCACGAGTCAGCAATTGATGGCGTAGTGACGGGGGTATGAGCAACACAGCGCTTTGCACACCTGGGATTGCCATCGATAGCAGAATATCAATCCCTGTTTTACCGTCGCCTACCCCAATTGACGCAATCAGCCCGCCAGCGTCGCTCGCTTCCTCTAGCGCCCAGCCCTGAACGGGCCGGAGGTCGGTAATACACCCATTAGGCCAGCGCTGCGCGCAATCACACGGGGTCGTGCGCTCACGCCGAAGGTGCTTTGTCCACAGCTGAGCGGCTAGCGGATCATACGGGTTCAGCTGTCGACGGGGCAGCGCAAGCACACGCCGCAGGTCGTCCGAATCGCCCACAGGCGCGCCGATCGTAAATCTGGCCTGTTTCGGCACCAGAGAGCCGCCGGCCAGCGTGGTTATTGCGTTGATATCCATAGACGCTGGCTGGGAGTCGAACCCAGCCGAGATCCAATCAGCGCCCTGAAGCGTACCGCACGAGATCGTAATCGTGCCGCACTTCCTTCGCTCCGAGCGACAAGGCCCAAGCGCTAAGCACCGCGGGATTGTCACACATCGCTATTTGCTGTAGCGAGGTGTCCACCAGCGCGAACCTGTAGGCTGCGTTAGCCAGGTCGACGATTTTGCACGGCTGATCGTCAATTGACGCATTTGATGGCACGCACACCGTGAGCTGTGCTCCGCCGTAGGTGACTAGCATGACTTCGACCAGTCGCACACGAGTTCACCGCAGACTGTGCACACACCGTAGCTCCAGTGTTGCCCTTCGCGTCGAATAGGAGCGCTACCGGGCGTAGTGGTAACTGGCGCTCTGTAGATGTAAATACAATGCCAGTTCTTATCATCCCAGTCGAGCGGCGTGTGACCGAACAGAAAGCACTTCAGGCGCGCTAGAAACCCTGGCTTGCGCATATCTCACCTGTCAGACCAAGGGCCTCATTCACCGCGGCGCGCTCGGCCCGCTTGTAGGCGGCAATCCTCTGACGCTCGGCGAAGTCGTTGAGGTCTCGCTCCACGTCAGCCACCGAGCGCGGGAAGCACCACCACGGCGGGCTTTCGGGCGGCTTTCCGCCGTGTGCCAGCAAGCGCGACTTGATGGGCTCGCCGCGCAGACGGGCCTTGAATCGCGCCTGGTATCGACTGACGGTCACCGACGACCCCGAATCACGACCGCGGCGCGGGGAGCTAGGGCCTCGATCACAGGCTCGCTCAGCTCAGACGTGGTGATCACGCACAGGCCGCGCAACTCCGTCGACTGAACCAACGCAGCCGCAGCGAGCGCGCCACGCCAGCCGCCATAGGCGAGGTTCGAAGCCTTGTCAGCGAGCCGCACATCAGGCACATTCGCCGCAGCCGCCGCCTGAGCCGCGAGGTCAGCGACCAGCACCGAGAGATCGGTGTAATCGTAGCTGCCGACCTCCACCGCGGCGTCGATCACGAGGGTGAACTCACCCGCCGGAGCCGGAGCCGGAGCCGGAGCCGCAGCCGGAGCCGCAGCCGCAGCCGCAGCCGCAGCCGCAGCCGGAGCCGCAGCCGGAGCCGCAGCCGGAGCCGCAGCCGCGGGGTTCTTCGGCGGGCGCCCGCGGCGCGGCTTGCCGGTGACCGGGTCGATATTCCGCGCCGGGGCCGCAGCCGGAGCCGCAGCCGCAGCCGGAGCGGGCTGAGGCACAACGGGGGCCGCAGCCGGAGCCGCAGCGGGAGCCGCCGGAGTGACGGGGGCAGCCGCCCGAGCCGCCGCGAGAGCCTGGGCCTGAGCGACCTCAGCCGCGAGGCGCGGGCTCGGGGTTAGCTGGCCGGGCTGCGGCTGCGGATCCGGGGGGAGCGTGGCCGGATCGACCGGCGCGGCGAGCTGAGTCGTGGGGGCATCGGGCGGCACAACGGCCTGAGCCTGCGCGTTCTGGACCATGAGCGCGCTCAGCTTGGGCTTGGCAGCGTGCTGAGCCACCCACCCAGCGGGAGCCGGAGCCGGAGCCGGAGCCGGAGCCGGAGCCGGAGCCGCCGCGGGAACCTCGACCAGCACGGCGGTTCCGTCGACACGCACGGGGGCGCCGTTGCCGAGCATCAAAAAACAACCGCCAGGGGTTGCGACCTGAAAAGTGGCAGCGCTCCCGTCGGGTAGGAGGTACTGACGACCCCCCACACCGTTCGCCGCGTAGACGGCGGTAGGCTGGGGCGCCGCGGGGGCCGCAGCCGGAGCGGGCTGAGGCGCAACCGGAGCGGGCTGAGGCACAACGGGGGCCGCAGCCGGAGCCGCAGCGGGGGCTGACTGCTGTTGAAGATTCCGAACCTGATCGACCAATCCCATTTTTTCGTCTCTCGCTTGAATCCCTGGACGGGTCACGCCAGGGAGTAGTTTTAACGCAAATCGTGCGTTAGGCGCGTTCGGGCACGACTTCAAGTAATCGCACCCGCCGAACGCCGAGCACGATTCCTCACGGACAGGAACGCCCGTGTCAACCTTATGCGCACACGCTGACTGCATTTCGGTGTCAATTAGCGTGCACAGTGCGGCGAATTTGTCTTGTAATTCCTCCCGCGTGAAAAAGACTTCAGTGGCCGGCGGGGCGAAAACCCTGCCCTTGGTCTGGTGGTTGTGGTGCGCAAATTTGACGTGGGTGGCGTGTGGCCACCGCGCCAGACACCAGGCACCGTATATGATTGCCTGAGGGTCGTCAAGTAGTTCGGCCTTCGTGCTGGCGTATTTTTCGAGATCAGACTTGAATTTGTGGTCTACTACCACCGCGGTCGCTAGGGCTTGACTCTGCCCGGGCGGTAGGATCATGTCAGCATACCCGGCGACCTCAACACCGTCGGGCGTGCGTAGGCCCTCCACCGCGTGCTCTACGAGTAGCGGGCCGCTGTTGTGGGGCGAGAATGGCAGGTATGGCGCAAGTAGATGATGACCGGCGCGCGCGATCGGACCGCGGGTATCCTGCCCATAGAGCAATAACCGCTCGATTTCTGAGTGCCCTTGAAGCCCTATTTTAACGCCTTTGCCGGGCGGCTTTTTGTCTAGCTTGGCTCGTTTTTCCAACCACCATTTTTTAGGGCAGAGCCTAAACGTATTGATTTGCGATGGCGAGACCCGCACCAGCCGACCGGCCACAATCGACGGGCGATCGTCTTTGGTGTCGTCGCGTGCCATTATGCGAGCCGTTTCTCAGGCCACGTCAGGTTAACTGTGACCTTCGCGAGCGTGTCTCCAGGGTAGGCGAGGAGCCGAGAGAACTCACCACGGGGAATGCGGATCGAGAGCGTCTCGCACCCAATTGACGGCAGCCCAGTAACGACTAGCTCGACCTCGTCAGCCTCTGTTTTCTCGCGCCCGGGGGCCGGGGCCACTCGGCGCACGAACAAACGTAGCGTGCTCACCCGCGCGCCTCAGGGCTCGACCGCCGGCTCATCGTAGCGCGGGTGGAGAACTCTGCCGCCGCTTGGAGCCGGCGCACCAAATCAGGCACCCCCGACGGGTCGATCATGAGCGTGACGAGCGTGGTCGGCGTCTCTAGCTGGATTTGTAGCGCGTCAACCACCCGATCCCCGTTTTCACCTGTCACAGTGATCTCGGTCGATTGAACCTGCAATGATTCAGCGTGCTCCTCATGTTTCATACAACCCCCATTGCTGTGTTATCTGCGTTGAGCTTACGACTTATAGCGCCCTGGTCGCCAATTTGCAAGCGGGAGACCCACCCTAGCAATAGCTCGGCCTTAATTCGGTGGTAGGAGATTGGCCCAATCGAGCCAGAGGCGTGCGCCAGCGACCTCAGCGCGCGACCGATCGACTGAGCTGAGGGAACCTTGGTAGCCGGAACGTACCGATTCCAAGCGCTCTCCTTTGCCAGTGCCTCGGTATTGACCCAGACCTCACCGCGCCCCACGGCGAGGAGCTGACTCGGGGGAGCGCTAACGTCAGCCAAATAACGACACAACCACTCACACACCAGCCCCGCCATTCCCGCGCCAGTGGCAAGGTGCCTGTGAAATTCACTGGGGTTGCCCTCCACCAAAAATCGCGACGTTTCATTGAGCGCCAGGTTTTCGCGTAGCCATAGACTGTGCTCAGCGATCCAATCCCCGTCAACCCAGCGAGCGAGGTATAAAGGCCCTCCCAAGGCCGCTAGATAGTCCGCAGCCGCACGATCCGCGCGTAGGTAGTAGATACGCTCGGCCACCGCCTCTAGGTCGTTGGAGGACAGCTCCTCGCCTGTGTCGAGTAGGCGATCGTTATTGCCGGCGATTATGAGCCTGATCGCGCCCTCCAACGGCGCGGCGGGCAGAAATTTGCGATTCAGCGTGCGCTTGCTAGAGCCGATCAACCGCCGTAGTTCGGCTGTAATACCCTTGCGCGCCGGTAGGCTCTCATCGGCGAAAATCAGCGGGCAGTTAATTAGGCTCTCGTTGAACCCGTCGAGCACCCGAGCGATCTCCGACGGCCCTCCCGTGGTCCACAGCCGAGCCAAGCCGCTCGCGAGCAACCCCTTACCGACCCCCTTCGCGCCGTCTAGATATACCGCGCACGCCTGGCGGTCCAACCGCGACACGGCCGCAACCCACTCGCGCAACTTACCCGTCGGGTCGAGTCGCCACAGCCACAGGTCAACGTCGTCATGGCGCACGGCGCGAACTTTGCGCAGTGGGCAGGCCGCCTCGAAAAAAGTCTGAGCGGTCGGCTCGTAAAAACTCGTCTGTAGGCTCAGGCTGGCCTCTATGGCGCGGGCTACCGTAGAGTAATCGTGCAGAATAGCCCGAACCTCGCGCATGCGCTGGTTACCCTTGCCGTCGAGCCCAAACAGAGCCACGGGCGCCCGAGACAGGTCGCGCACGATCGAGTGCTCTAGGTTTTCGCGCGGGATCGGCGCCAGGTACCGGCCCTCGGCGAAAATGTAATGCGCGTTGCCCTTGGTGATTATCCACCTTCGTTGAAAATCTAGCACGTCACCGCACTTGTGCTCTTTAGCCCAATCCGCCAAATCAGCCTCGGAATAAGGCCCGACAGGGGCGGCCGGCTCCTCGGCGTCATCGGAGGACCCGGGCGAGTCTTGCTGCGGCCGGCTCTCGCTCTCTCGGGGCGCGGGCGTGGCGCCAGATTTGCTGGCCTCGATCCGCAGCCGCGCCCTGACCTCCTCTTGCTCAGCTCGCCTAGCCGCGTCGTGAGCGATGCGCCGCTCTAGCTGTCTGTCGAGCTTTTCTCGACACGTATCAAGCCATTGCTGGTGGGTCTCGTTCTCCTCAAGCTCGATTTTCGACACGCTCTCACGGAAAATTGAGAGAATTGCCTCGGTTGGAGTCGTGGGAGGGCACGCGAAACGCGCGGCGGCGCAGGCCGCATTGAGCGTATTGTCACGCGCGCCCCGATCCGCGAACGGCTCCCCGCGGCAGATCTTGCGTAGGAGATCTGCGTTGCGGCCCTTCGAGCCGGCTAGGAGCTGCCGCACCGCAGCCAAATCGACCGGCTCAGCGCTCTGGCTGGCTGCTAGAGCTGCCGTAGAGGCTGAGGCGACCAGTTGCTCGGCCCGAGCCGTCAGCGCCACAGCGCGAGCCTCACCGAGCACCTGATCCACATTGATTGGGGTGTCTCCAACCTGCCCAGAAAAAGCGTACCCGCCGTCAGGCGCGCTCGGTAGGTAATACAGCCGAGCTAGATCTTTTGTTGAGGGATCCGCAGGTAGGTTGAACTGCGCAATAATCGCGTTGCGCAACGCACCCCACTCGCCCACGAGCACGGGGCGCGACAGCTCAAACGCCAGACGAGCACTCGGTTTCTGGGGTGTAGCGGAGTGTGTGGTGTGTACCACGGCGCTCACGCCGCTCGCCTCGACTCGATCTAGACAGCTAGCAAGGTCAGCGGGTGCAAGCTTGTCAAGGTCAAACACAGCCGCCGACAACGCGCGCACGTTCTCATTTTTACGAGAGCCTACGACCTCGCCAGGGATATAACACGGGCCGGATTTGTCAGGGCGTCTATCGTGCGTCGTGAGGAGTGTGGCGAATTCAGGCCACTCAAGGTCAATCGCCTTCGGCGATCGGTCTCGCTCCGAGTCGAAAAGACTAATTCGCACGGTGGCACACTAACCCAACAGAGAACGAAGGTACGCACCTACCGACATATTCGCGTCACGCGCCGCGCGTTGAAGCTGAGCTTTCGCGGTCTTGGAAATGTTGAACGTGACGCTCGCTGCCTCGCCTTTCTCAACCTGGGGTCGCGTCGACCCGAGCCGACCGCGCAAGTCTTGCCGGTAGTGACGCCAGCACATCGCCTTAGCCACGACCTTTTTTCCGCACAACTCACCAGCGCCGGTAAAGCTGTTCTCACCCGCTACGATTAAAACCGTGCACTTTTCTGGTTTGCTCATATGCCGACGGGGAGGATCGAACTCCCACTCAGCCCGGTCGCTGTCGGCGGTCGCTGGTGAGCGACGTGTGGTGTATTGGGGTGTTGCTATGTTGGCTGTCCGTGATCCAGTTTCACGCGCCCTCTCAGTCTAACCGAGCACCCCCGTTAGAAGCGCTCAGTCACCGATCCATATAGTGCTTGCTGCCGCCGTCCCTCAGCCCTCGGCGATCATCGATCTGCACCACCCTAGCCCGCTAGCGGGCTCGCTGTACAGCCGCACTCCGGCCCCAATGGCCCCTTCTCTGGTGCTACGCGCACGTCACGCGAGGGGGCTGCACGCTCGTCAGCCTCGCGCTCTGTCGAATGGACCGACTAGAGACCTCAAGAATAACTAGAATCAGGTGCTGTGTCAAGCTCATTCGACCCACACCGCGGGATCGTCGAGCATCGTGTTGCGGAACCGCAGCGCGAGCCGAGCCAAGATCGCGCTGAACCGCTTGTGGTGCCCAGTGTAGCCGTTCTCCCACAAGTCACAGCAGTGTGCTAACTCGTGCAGTAGCGCCAGGATCGACGCGTCTGAGGCTAGCTCGATTCGGTAGGAGCCACGCTGATTCTCCGAAGCGTAGCTGTAGGAGCGCGCCCGTAGCCGAAAAATGATCACGTGAAACTCGTCACCGATAAGGCGTTCCGTGATCCGCCAGGCCGCTTTATCCGACACGCGCACCGAGTTTTCGAACGCGTAGCGAGCTTGCTCCGCTCGGTAGAACCGCTCAAGACGCTTGCTTATTTTCATGACGAGTGCAAGGGGTCATTCATTGACCACAGACCGGCCAGCGTAGTTCGCGGGTGCCATTTAACCCTCAGACCCCAGCACCTCGATTCTGGTTAGCGACACGTCCTCACCCGGGCGCCGGATCTTAACAGCTGCCGCGTAGGCCGCGCGCGCCTCAGCCTCAGCGCCGTCGGCAAACCGGAGCGTGAAGACCTGGGTATTCTCTGCGCCCACACCCGAGGCGGGTGCTGTCAGCACGTTGCGATAGCAGCGTGGCAGCTCGACGAAATACGACTTAATTTCCAGAAGAAACATACTTTGAGGATTCATGGACGCCCCACTCGCGCAAGCGGGTCGGTCAGCTCCGTCGCGATGGTGTGCAACTTGCGCGCCTTACGCCAAGCTGCCTCGCGGTTCGGGTTGCGTGTGGGTGGCATATCGAGGAGCGCCGCGTGATAGGCCACCAGGCATGAGGAGGACACCTCAGCGAGCTGAGAGAACGCCAGAGCCAAGACGGAGTCGGGTGAGGGGGTGTTAGGTATAACAGCCATTTTGTTTTCTCCTACGGCGGGTGAGTGCGCGCGGTGGGATTCGAACCCACAAAGGGCGGCTTCTAAGACCGCTGTGTCTACCGGTTTCACCACGCGCGCCTACTGCACTAGTAACCCCAACGCTCACGCGCTTCATAGAACGCAGGGAGCTGTAACGTCAAATCTCCCGAAAAATACAAAATACAGCTCTGGTGCTCGTACCGCACCCACAACCACCGACCGCGCCGCTTACAGGAGCCGGCCCCTATTCCGCTGCCCCATGCGCCCCACTTGGTCTCTACGATCTGAAAGTCAGGGATATGCCGAGAGAGCCAGGCACAAAGCTCCAACAACACAGCTACAAAAAACAGGCCAAGCGGGATCATGAAAAGCAACGCCAGCGGAATCGCGATCGGGTTCATTTAGACCTCAGGGGTGTCGTTGCGGATAATGTACAGCGGTCGTGCAAAAGTCGCGCCAGGCGCACACCGCCAAATATTTCGGTTCGAGAAACTGAAAAACAAGCGGCTGGCGGAACACGCCGCGAGGTAACCACTCTCAGCCCAGAGTTTGAAGACTCCGACTCGGGTGTAAGTGCAGACGCTCCGCGGGGTGCCGATCTCCGACGTTCTCTGCCAGATTGAAATGATGAACATTCGCGCAGTCTTCACAGAGCGCCTTTTTATCACCGCGGGTGAACCTACATGCGACACAGCTGTCGGGGCCTTCGGCTAGGTGCACCGCCCGGCATAAGCCGAACTCGTGTTTAATGCCGCGCCACACTACCGCGGGCCCTTGCTCGTGTCAAGCTCGGCCGAGCCGGGGTAGCATTGCCGCGCCCTTGGTCTGAATACCGGCCTAACGGCCACTGCCTGCTTAGCCTCGATCTCCTCAACAATCGCCGGTAGGCTGTCGCGAGCGCACGAGTGCTCGATATACACGCGTCGAAAAATGAGCACCTCACTCCAATTGAGGTGCTGGTGAATTGTCGCGCACCAGCCACGCTTTTGACGCGTAATAGTGAGAGTGTACCCGGCGCCGCTCCGTGAGCGGTAGATTTTCCGCACCTTCATTATCTCCCAGTCGCTCACAACACTCACGGCAGCACGTTGACAACCTGCCAGCCGAACGACAGCCAGCGGTCGAAAGACGGCGAGGTCACACCACCTACCAGCACCGCGCGCTCAAGCGTGATCGTGAGCGGAGCGCCAGTGTGGAATATGGCGAGCGAGATTGAGCTAGCGTCGTGCGACGTGGCCGGGTAGCAATGGTCATGCCGCAGCATGTCGAGCGGAAAGCCACTACGGCCGGCGACCTGAAACCTCTGCAAATAATGCGTAGCTTTGATTTTCACGGCTCACCCGCCCTTGTTCAGCGCCGCAGCCAGAGCCCGGGCCGCCGCCACAGCCTTGTTGAACGCGCACCGCTCCGTGCGGCCGACGTCGAGGCGCTCCCAGGTCTTCACGATCCGGATCACCGCGCGATCCCTCGCGTCAATCCGCTTCGGGGCGCTGCCCTTGAGCACTTCCAGCACCGCGACACGCTTATACATACCGCGGCACGTCGCCGGCATTTGCGCGGCGGCAGTCATGACCATGAACTCGGTTTCTGCCCTGACCTCAGGCTTGCGCAGCGTGGGCGCGGCAGCGCGAGCCATCGCGGCATTCATGGCCCGCGTCGTGCACACGGCCCGAGCCATCGCGGCGTTGAGGGCCTTGGTCCAGAACGGCTCGGCCGTATTCAAGGTCAAGGCGCTGTTGCCGGTGTAGGACAGGTGCCCGGCATCCTCAAGCTCGCGCACGACGGCCTTAGCCAAGAGGCGGTTGCCGTCGGGACCCAACAGCTCCTCGACCTGGGTGGTAATCGAGTTCATGTCACCGGTAAGAGTCGTCATGGGTGCTACCTCCGAGGTGCTGCGATGGTGAGAAAACAATAACCACTGCCAAGAATCCTGTCAAGCGGGTTCGGCGAAAATCTCCGACCAAGCCCGGGCGCACATTTCGCGCGCCAGGCTTATATCAGTGCTAGTTTCGTGCCGCGAAATTATGCGCCGCAGCACAGGATCATATTCACGCACCCGTCGACCCGTGCGCAGCAACAGCGGGGCCCAGGGACCGTAACACGTGAGGTAGATTATCAGCTCTTGCAACCAGAGCCAGGGTGGCGGAGTCGAATTCCACGCATCCCAGTCGCTGAACGCGTTAGAGCGCCGAACCTCAGCCGCTAGGTTATGGCGACCGCTGAGACGAGCGAGCACCCGCCACGCTCGCCGCGATGTGGGCAAATCCATTTGTTGCACCGCGAGCTTGAGAGCGGTGACGGAGTCGTAAGGCTGATTGATTAATCCACCCATACTTGCTCCGTGGTATCCCACCGCGAGGTTGAAACCGACCCGTCGTTGAAGCGCCGCGCAATCTCCCGCGCGTGGTCAAACGAACACGGCAAAATCGACCCAACGCTGTAGGTGGCGAGCGTGGTGAGCTGCCACGTAGGCGTTGCCAGGCCCGTAGAACCGATGTGGATCCCCAACCTGAACGCCTGAACCACGTACAGCGTAGGGTCGAGCCCAGCGACCACCAAGGCCGCGGTGTAGTGCTCTTTGTTGACGTCAATGATCATCGGTAGCTCCCCTTGTCAGCGAACATTTGAAGGCACCGGGTCGGTCAGCACGCTCTGAAGATCCGCCTCGATCACGAGCAACCGCTCTGCAATTTGTGCGTTGGTGAGCTTGTTCATGGGGTCCTCTATTACTGCGCCAGAGCCTGGTTGACCTGTTCCACCGTCACCTCGAACTCGCACGCCACTTGATCCACCGCCAACGCGTGGATTTCCGACTCCTCCACGTCGGTCAGCTCGCGCTGGCCGTAAACAACCGCGTCGGGGATCAGGTTCGCCTGCGCGACGTCGTAGGCGGCTCGGAGCGTTTTGCCGGTGACCATGCCCGCCTCTATTGCACTCCGCTTGCCAGTGTCAAACGCCATGATTTCTCTCAGCGCCCTGAAAATCGCTACGCGAGAATTGCGGCGCCTGCGTCATAGTGCGAAATAACTGCGCGAATTCCCGCGTAGCATTTTCAGACAGGTGGAGCATGGATTATCCACCCGCGGGCGGCTCGGTGCGCACGTGCAAGTGCTCGGCCAAATAGGCGCGCATTTCTCCGTCGAGTAGAGGATCGTCAACGCACAATTTGACTGCGGCGAGTGTTGCCTCATAGGTGCGAATCGGCCGTCGGGTGATCGGGTCGAGTTCTGGCCTCAATTCCCGTGCCAACCCGAGCTGAACGAGCCGTCGGATTCCTACAGTTACCGTGGAGGTAGGATATCCTGATTTAGTGGCCAATTTCGCCACGGTCCAGAATTCGAGCGGGGAGCACCCCATTACCCGCCTCAGCTCAGCAATAGAGGGGGGCTCACGCGGGGGCTTAGGGGCCGCATTCGGGCTTTTCTGGGCCATTTCCTCCAAAACCACAGCCGCCGCTTTTTCGACCGTGATTTTCCGCGCTGCCGCAACCTGCCGGAGAAAAGGCACAACGTAAAATGGAATTACCACAGCTAGAGTAAGTGTTTGATTTTGCTCGCTCATCGTTATTGCTCCTTTACTGTAAATTCACACACGCGCGCCTAACTACTAAGACCATAGATCTCTTTTGTTATCATGTCAAGAACATAGTAAGATCTACCCTATAGTAGTAGGGTCTGGGTCTCAGGATCTTACAGTTTTGGTGCGCGCATTTACGCCGCGGGCGCTCGTTACAGTTTTGCCTGTTATTGGGTACTTGACACACGTGGGAGAGTCGTCCAGGCTCTTTCCCATGCCGACTGAGAACAATCAGACAGCGCCGCAGCCGCAGCGCCGGCCAGGCGGTAACCCCGCGTGGAAAAAGGGCATGAAATCGCCTAATCCGGGCGGGCGCCCTAGTGGGATAATGGATCTGATTGACCGGCTCGACGGCCCGAACGCGGAGAATTCGATCAAGTTCATTATCGCTGTGCGTGACGGGCTCGTGTCGGGCCCGAGCCGCAAGCCCGAGCGAGGTGAGGACGCAGCCAGCGCTGCGCTCATTCCGCAGGTCGGACCCACTATCAGAGAGCGCTATGAGGCGGCTGTGTGGCTCGCTGAGCGACGGAATGGCACCGCCCCGTCTAATGTGTCGATTGAGCACTCGGGCACCGTGGAGCACGTGGCTCGCGACCTCAGTCAGCTCACCGACGCTGAGCTAGAGCAGGCTGAGCGACTACTTCAAAAATCCGCTGTGGTGGACGCTGAGGCCGTCGAGCTGTCCACAACCCCCGCGCTGCCCCCAGGTGCTCCGTGATTCGCTGGCTCCTCGACCTCGTCTCTACGCTGCTAGCGCTCCTATTTTTCGGGGTCGTGATTCGAGCGGTGCAGCTCGACCCGCTGCGCGGCCTAGCGGCTCTCGGGGCGACGGTGTTCGTGTTAATTGTGGCGTTCTACGCGAGCGACACGCCCGACGCTAAGGAGTAGCCGTGTCCCTCGCGATTCTCGGCCCGTGGTGGACGCTAGAGGAGCTACGCGCGGAGCGCACCCGTCGCGAGGCTGAACGGCTCAAGACCGATTTCGCGGCTTTTGTCAAGGCCGCTTGGCCGGTAATTGACCCTGCCCCGCTGGTGTGGTCTTGGCACCTAGACGCTATTTGTCTACATCTTCAGGCGGTCACGGAAGGCCGGATTTCTCAGCTATTGATTAACATTCCACCCGGGCACGCTAAATCACTGTTGGTGTCTGTGTTGTGGCCCGCGTGGGTGTGGGCTCGTAAGCCTGAGTGGCAGTCGATTTTCAGTAGCTACGAACTCGGGCTCGTGACGCGCGACGCTGTGCGCTCCCGCGACCTGATTAATTCCGAGTGGTATATTCAACGATTCCGTAAGGATTGGGAATTCCGAGACGACCAGAACCTCAAGAAATTCTTCAGTAATACCAAGGGGGGTTTTCGCGTAGGTGTGTCTGTGGGCTCGGGTACGGGCTACCGCGGTGACGCCCTCGTGGTTGACGACCCGCTCTCAGCAGACCAGGCGAATTCTAAGCTTGAGCGCGAGAGCGCTAATCGGTGGTTCTTTGAGACAATGTCGTCTCGTTTTAACGACATGGAGAACGGCACTCGTGTAGTGATTATGCAGCGCTTGCACGAGAGCGACCTCTCAGGCGAGATCCTACGCCGCAAGGGTTATCAGCACCTTTGCCTACCGAGCGAATTCAACCCCAAAAGTCGGTCAATCACCTACACTAAAGACGGGTCGGAGCTATGGAGAGACCCGCGCTCAACCCAAGGTGAGCTGTTATTTCCTGCTAAATTCACCACGTCAGTGCTAGCCAAGTCTAAAAAAGACTTGGGCTCCTACGCCTTTTCTGGACAGCACGATCAAAACCCAGTTCCCCCTAAGGGCGGGTTGATCCAGCGTGCTTGGTTTAACCGGCGCTGGCTGGCGCCTGGCGAGCGCGCGCGGCCCGAGTTCGAGACCCAGCCGCTCATCACTGAGGAGTCGTTCGACCTGTGGGCGCTCGTCACCGATGCCGCGTTCAAGAAAACAGAGGACTCCGACCTTGTAGCGTGCGGTGTGTTTGCACGGCGCGGGCCAAACCTGTTCATGGTTGACTTGATTTGGGAGCGCCTGACATTCACTGAGACGCTCTCGGCTATACAGCTACTGCTCAGGCGCTGGCCTCAGGTGTCTGAGATCGCCATTGAGGATAAGGCTAACGGCTCAGCTGTAATTGAGGTGTTGAAAAAGACTGTCTTCGGCGTGGTGCCTATTGAGCCTGAGGGCGGTAAAGAGGCTCGCATTGCAGCTGCCAGCCCTGCCATTGAGGCGGGTAATCTCTGGCTGCCGCAGACCGACCTGTGGCGCAGAATGGACGGCGAGCCAATTACCGTCGAGTCATACATCGGTGAGGCTAGCGCTTTCCCCAAGGCCGCTCACGATGACGCAATCGATATGACGGCTTATGCAATCACGCGGTACCTAACCAGAAACGATCTAGCCGTGCTTGCCGCTCTGGCAACACGCTGATACGGTGAGTGTATGGAAAAGGCTAACAAGAAATCCAGTAAGAGCGATGAGCAAGTCATCCTAGACGGCTGGCAGAACGCGCTCACGGGGCTGGGCGACCCTAGCCGTGACAAGCGCAATTCAGCCGTGCCCGCGCCTGACTCTCTGTCTTACGCTGACGCGCTCGACCTAATTCGAGCTGACTTTATGGCTCAGCGAATTGTCTGTAAGCCCGCGGAGGAAATGACCCGCGAGTGGTTCGACGTGCGCATTGAAGATAATGAGGAAGCGGCAGAGGCAATCGGCGCGCGCATGGCCGACCTCAAGGCCCCTGAGCGCTTCTACAAGGCGATTGAGCAAGAGCGCCTATTTGGCGGCTCGCTCATTTTCATCGGTGCCAACGACGGTATCACAGACCCCAGCCTACCGCTCAACGAAAAGGCCATTAAGTCAATTGACTTTTTGACTGGGTTTGACAACTCCGAGGCGTTTGTGACCCGCTGGCAAGCCAACCCCATGGATCGGGATTACGGCGAGCCGCTGGAATATCAGATCAGCCCTCGCGTGATTGGGGTCGATTCCAAGGGCATTCTAACTCGCGTGCACGCCTCGCGTGTGATTCGGTTCTGCGGCCCGGTCTATTCGCGCATTCTGCTCAACGCTAAGCGCGGGTGGGGAGACTCCGTGCTAGATGTGGTATGGAAGGTGATCCGCAATTTCGCCGAGTCGTTCTCGGGCGCGGGCGCGCTAATCCAAGATTTCAGTCAGGCGGTCATCAAGATCAAGGGCCTCGCGGCAGCCATCGCGGCTGACAAGTCGAATCTGATCAAGAATCGCATGATGATGTTGGATTTGGCACGCTCCGTGCTCCGCGCCATGGTGCTTGACGCGGATAACGAAGATTTCGAGCGCAAGCCCACTCCCATTTCTGGGCTTGACGCGCTACTCCAGCAATTCGCGCAACAGCTCGCCGCAGCCGCGGATATCCCCCTCACGGTTCTAATGGGTCAAAGCCCAGCCGGCCTGAGCGCCACGGGCGACAGCGATATTCGCCAGTGGTACGACCATGTCAGGAAAATGCAAAACAAGCGCCGGCCGCAGTTCGAGCGCCTGGCTAAGCTTCTGTTCCTCGCCAAAGACGGGCCTACGCGCGGCGTGGAGCCCAAGAATTGGTCGCTACAATTCCGCTCGCTGTGGCAGGAGAGCGACGGCGAGAAGGCTAAGACGCGCTTGACCATGGCGCAAGCCGACCAGATTTACCTACAAACGGGCGTGATTGATGCTGGTGAGGTACGTGTGAGCCGGTTTGGGGGTGATGAATACTCCATTGACACGGCTATCGAGGGGGATTCGGCTCCCGCTGAGACGCTAGCTCAAGAGGCAGAGGAGAACGGTATTTCTCGAATTGACCCTAACACGGGCAAACCTGCGCAGTATAAGCCCGGCGCGCTCGTCAACACCAAGCCCCAAACCCCAACGAAAGACAAGGTCGTCTAAATGGCCCTTAACCCGAAGATCGACGCGCTCGTTACCGAGCTGCCGCTTTTCGCAGTAAATCAAGGTGTGAGCGAGGCGCGCGCTTTCAAGATCGCGCTCGTGCGCCTGTGCAAGGCTTGGGCCACGGGTCAGACGACCCCCAAGGCCGAGCTATTGGTTATCCAAGACGCGCTCGAAAAGCTCACCGCGCGGCAGCTAGAGCTGATGAATTTGACAGCCAGCGCTGCCGCAACCGTCGCCGCAAATCATCAGGCAGAAGTTGACGCAATCATCAATGGCACCGTAATTCCGGAGTAACGAAAATGGCGAACGCACTGTATGACAGCTACAAGGCTTCGGTTCTCAACCTGAACCCAAGCGTAGATCTCGACACCGACACGATCAAGGTTGCAATGGTCACGTCGGCCTACGTGTTCTCGGCCGCTCACCAGTTTTTTTCTAGCGTGTCGGGTGTTGTGGGCACGGCTCAGACGCTCACCTCGGTCACTACTACCGCGGGTGTGTTTGATGCGGCTGACGCTACGTTCACCGCGGTTGCCGCCGGCTCGACCGTGGCAGCGCTAGTCCTCTACAAGGACACGGGCGCAGCGGGCACGAGCCCTCTGATCGCCTACCTCGACACGGTTGCGTCGGGGCTGCCCGTGGCCACCAACGGCGGAAATATCGTGATCCAGTGGGATAATGGCACTAACCGCATTTTCAAGATCGGGTAATTCAATGGCTATCACCACGCTAGACGGTCTGATCGCGGCGGCTAGGCAGCACGTCACCTACCTGAAAACGGCCAGCCGGACTAGCGTGGCTGGTATTCCGTTTGCCGTGCACGACCTGGCGGGCCAGCCTGGGGCTGCTACGCTCGCGGTGGGCAACACAGCAAACGGGCTGGTGCCTGATGACACGGTGGCAGGGTTCCCGCTAGTCAATACGTTCGGGGGCGGGGCTACCGGCTACCTCGTAGGAGCCCAGTTCTCCAATTCCGTGGCCGGCAACCTGATCATTTATGACCGGCTTTTCCACGCTGGGGCCTACGCGTTCAACGCAGCCACCACGCTCGCCAGCCAGCCTAGTTATTCGGCTCGCGTGCCCGGCGGCACCGATTTCACCGGCCTTGAGCTGTGGATTGAGACCGTCACCGCATTCACAGGCAATATGTCGATTGCGGTCACCTACACCAACCAGAGTGGCACGGCGGCACGCACCACGGGCACCGTAGCGACTGGTGTAGCCCCGACGGTCGGGCGCATTATCCAGCTGCCGCTACAGGCCGGTGATTCGGGCATTCAAAAAATCGAGAGCGTGACTGCTACCGTGGCCACGGTTGGCACGTTCAACGTTGTGGTGGCGCGCCGGCTCGCGACGCTCCGAATTCCTGTGGCGAACGGTGCCGACCAGATCGGCTTTGACCGTGTGGGCATGCCCCAGGTGTTCGACACCAGCGCTATTTGTATGGCGGTGCAAGCTGACTCGACGTCTACCGGCTTGCCTTTCCTCCGCGCTGAAATTCGTAACGCCTAGGCCATGGGTGTCTTCCGACAACCGCTAGCCTCTAGCCCGTTCGCGTCAGCTCTCGTTGACGCGACTAAGGGCAAGGCAGCGCAGGTAATTAGTCAGGCTGAATTCTTCGGCCCAGCGGGGCCCGCTACGCAGACCGTAACGGGCACGGGGCTCGCCGTCCCTGTGGCGTTTGGCTCCGCCTCTGTTCTGCCTGGCGCTGTCTCGGTTGTCGGAACGGGGCTTGCTGTACCTGTTTCGTTTGGCTCCGCGTCTGTTTTGCCAGGCGCTGTCACAATCGCGGGCTCGGGGCTCGCGGTCGCGGTGGCGTTTGGCTCGGCTACAATTCCCGCTCCCACGGCTACGATAGCGGGGAGCGGGCTTGCTGTACCCGTTTCGTTCGGTGCACCCGCGGTGCAACCAGGCTCGGTCTCGGTTGTAGGCTCGGGCTTGGCTGTGCCTGTGGCTTTCGGCTCCGCCACGGTTTCTCAGCCGCTGGTAATCGGCGCACAGGGCCTCGCCGTACCTGTGTCGTTTGGCTCGGCCGCCGTGCTGCCTGGCTCGGTCTCTGTTGTGGGCTCGGGCTTGGCTGTGTCCGTGTCGTTCGGTGCAGCTGTCGTGCAACCTGGGGCAGCCACGGTCGTTGGGAGCGGGCTTTCCGTGGGAGTGGCGTTCGGAGCCGCATCAATTCCACCGCCCTCAGCCACGGTCGTCGGCTCTGGCCTTGCTGTGCCTGTGTCGTTTGGCGCCGCAGCCGTTTCAGCTACGCGCACGATTTCTGCCACTGGGCTCACCGTACCCGTGTCGTTTGGCTCGGCCGCCGTGCAGCTCGGCGCCG